AAGGTAGCCATTTTATTGTCCATGCGAGCGCGTTTAAGATCGGCCTGGGCTTGTTCTTTCAGAGCACCAAGACCGGCCTCCTGCGCATCATTGGACATTTTTTTAGACTCGAAATCGAGTTCGCCCTGACGATATTCCTGCATTTTATTGATGGCAGTTTCACGGGCGACAGCGGCATTAGAAGCATTTAGAGATTGCTGAGTTTCCTGAGTCTGAACGGCCGAAGCATTGAGGGCCTTAGTAGAGTCCGCGAGCTCAAGATCCTTAGCGAGGTTAGCAGAGGCGAGAGCGGAGCTGACGCCAGCGCCGAGGGCATTTTCCATTCGAGCGACTTGATGGGTGGCAGCGCCCCCAGAAGGGGAAGAAGCGCCAGAGCCACCAGTAGCAGAGAGAACGGGATTGAGGCCAGCGGCTTTGAGGTCAGAGACCTCGCGCTGGTGAGCGGTGTTGGACATGCGCTCCTGAAAGGCGCGATTTTCGGCGGCCAAATACTCGTTCGAAGCATTGGCAGCAGCAGTCATGTCCTTATTAGCCGCATTGGTTTCGCGCTGGCCCTGATAAGCGATCAGGGAGGAGACGAGAGAACCACCAGCGGCTGCTAAACCTATCATGTTTAGAGCCTCGTCAGACCAGGCGCGGAGTACACGGGAAGTACGCGCACGTGTTTAAATTTCGTGTAGGTATCGAGGATAAAGTGGGGTTCGGTCTCGACAGCGACGATACGAGCGATCGGAGGCGTGTCCGGAAGGATGTCAGCGAGCGTAGGAAGGCTCGAAAAGTTGATGGCAAGGTGCCAAGAGTCAAGGCCACCAGCGGCGTTAGTACGGAAGAGACCAGTCACGTAAGAAGGCTTTGCGTCTCTCTCGATCTACGATTACTTCGGCCTTCCGACTGCTGTTGCATCCATCCCTCAGGCCTCTATGCCCATCGCGCTTCCGTTCCGCGCTTACCGCAAAATCTGGAACGACTGGTACCGCGATGAAAATTCCCAGGATCCTCTTGCCGTCGATGTCTCCGACGGCCCTGACACTACAGCCTATGCTCTTCTCCTCCGAAACCGCCGCAAAGACTATTTCACGTCTTGCTTGCCCTGGCCTCAAAAGGGCCCTGCTGTTACTCTCTCTCTCGGTAGTACCGCTCCCATTCGTGGGACTGGCCAAACCCCGCGCGTCTTCAATTCTGTGGACGCTACCGATCGCCTCATGGAACTCCAAGGTTCTGGCGCTGTCTTCGTTACTACCTCACCCTCTGGCACTGGCCAACTTCGGTTTGGCACTGCCAACGGTGAACCTGGTCTTGAAACTGATCTCACTGCTGCTACGGCTGCTACTATCAACTCCCTCCGGGAATCTATTGTCCTCCAGCAAATGCTGGAACTCGACGCTCGCGGTGGTACCCGCTACGTCGAAATTCTACTCGCTCGTTTCGGCGTTGTCTCTCCTGACTTCCGCCTTCAACGCGCCGAATATCTCGGTGGGCAAACCATTGACGTAAACGTAAACCCTATCGCCCAAAACTCTTCTACCGACGCTACTACCCCCCAGGGCAACCTGGCGGGCTTTGCCGTCGGTCGAGGCAAAGCCTCAATCAATCACTCCTTCGTAGAACACGGTCAACTCCTCTGCTTAGGCTCTGTCCGCGCTGATACTTCCTACCAACAAGGCATGTCGCGGCACTGGTCTATTCGCACCCGTTATGATCTCTACGAACCCCTCGCCGCTAATCTCGGCGAACAGGCCGTACTCAACAAAGAACTCGCCATGATTGCTGGCGCCTACTCTGCTACTTCTGAAAACGCCTTCGGCTACCAGGAACGCTGGGCCGAATATCGTTACAAAGCTTCTTATGTGACCGGCCTCTTCCGAACCGCCGCTGCTGGCGGTCTCGACTCCTGGCATCTCGCTCTAAACTTCTCCTCTATGCCTACTCTGGCTGATCTCATGCCAGAAGCTCCCCCGATCGCCCGCATTGTCGCTGTCGCATCGGAACCTCACTTTATCCTCGACACCTTCACCAAATTTAAACACGTGCGTGTACTTCCTGTGTACTCTGCACCCGGCCTCACAAGGCTCTAATGGGTATCAACTTCTTCGGTGTCTATCCTGGTGATCCAGTCCGTGAAAAGGGCTGGATTCCCCTCGCTATCGCTGCCGCCGGTGCTATCGCCGGTGGTATGATGCAGAATTCCGCTAATAAGGAAATGACTGCGTCCACCAATGACGCTAATGCTAAACAAGCCCAGAACAATCGCGAATGGCAAGAGCGTATGGCTAATACTGCTCACCAACGCGAAGTGGCCGATCTCAAGGCCGCTGGGCTTAATCCTATTCTCTCTGCTACCGGCGGCCAAGGGGCCGCCACTCCTTCCGGTAACGTTCCTACCATGCAATCTGCTCATATGGAGGACGTGATCGGTAAAGGCGTCTCGTCTGCGAAGGACGCCTATGCTCTCTCACTTCAGGCCAAGACTACTGAAGCTGATATCGCCCTTAAACAAGCGTCTACCGCCGCTCAGGCTGCTACTGCTGCTCAATCTATCTCTACTGCTAAAAATATCGATCGTCGTACTATTAACGAAGAGGCCGAGACTGATCGTCTCGCTGCCGAATCTCACTCCTGGAAATCCAAGTACGGCGCTGAAAAAGATCGTTATGATCTGGAGCGCAAACAAACCTCGATCGATTCTAAGGCTCTCATCTATGACAACATCATGAACCGAGCCGAGCAGGCTACGGGCATGGCTACCTCTCTTATTCCCGGCGTTCGGCTTAATATGCAGCGCGGTGATAACAAGATGAAGACCGAACATAAACAAATGAAAGACTACTTACGTCGCAAAGGACAAATTGAAAGATGAGCAACAAAAAACTCGAGATCCGTTCCGCTTACTCTCACCGTGAACCGGTGAATAATCCCGTCTCTGGAGAGCCCTCCAGGACGAAACAAGAATTCAAAGATGAGGTGAATATCAACACCATCATTGACCGTATGCGCAAAGGCATCTCGCCGCCGGCATGGATGACTTCCGCTACTCCTCGCTACGGTGACTTCTCTAATCTCCCCGTATCCTTCCAAGAGGCTCACGCCATCATGGAGCGCGGTAATGCCGCCTTTATGGGCTTGCCTCTTGAGATCCGTCGTCACATCGACCATGACCCAACTAAGATCGACCAAATTCCTATGGAATTATATGCCAAATACAAGCTTCTAAAGCCTGTAGACCCGGCCTCGCCCGCGCCGGAGGCGCCTGGCAGCAAGCCGGTCGATCTCGTCTCTAATGAGCCCACAGGCTCTAAAAAAGCGCCTCAAAAGGGCGCTCCCAAAGCCGATGAATGATCGGATGGAACAGTACTTCTCTCGTTGTAACTGTTCCAACTGACAGAAACCTTCTGTCAGCTTAAAAAACAGGGCTTCCAAACTGCCAACAAGGGTTAAAACATGAAACGCCGCATTATGTCCAAAAAGTCTAACCGTAAAAACTTCAAATCAGGTGCAAAGACTCACCCTAAAAATGCGCCTCGTGCTCTCTCCCGCGGTGGCATCCGTCTCTAATGCCCTGCTACAAACCGAAAGACTCGGTAATCTTACCGGGCCTTTCTCCTACTGGAAAAGCCATAGTGCTTTTCCGCGCCGGGCTTCGCCCGCTCTCTACCTTTCCTCCTGGAGCTAAGCTTGTGCCTATTCCATGTGGCCAATGCATTGGTTGTCGTCTTGAGCGTTCGCGCCAATGGGCCATACGCCTCTTGAAAGAAATGAAACTTCACGACACCAGCTCCTTCTTAACTCTCACCTACGACGATAAACATTTACCACTCGTCGGAAACTCTTTGCGTCCAACGCTTCGTAAAGAAGACATGACGCTCTTCCTAAAAAAATTCCGCTTCGCCATCCAACCAAAAAAAATCCGCTTCTTCCAATGCGGTGAATATGGCGAAACTCACGGTCGGCCTCACCACCATATGATACTCTTCGGTGAGGACTTCGCCAAAGACCGTACCCCCATCCGCAACTCCCGCGCCGGTTACCCTCAGTATTCCTCACCTCTTCTCTCCCGCCTCTGGCACCACGGAGAAGCTGTGATCTCTGAGGTCTCCTTCGAATCCGCCGCCTATGTTGCTCGCTACTCTCTTAAAAAACACCTTGGCCCTGGTGCCAAGCTACTCTATGACGGCAAAGTGCCGGAATATGTAACCATGTCCCGCAATCCCGGCATTGCTGCCGGATACTTTGAAAAATACCAAACGGACATGTATCCTCACGATGAAATCGTGCCCGGCCCTGGCCGTCCCGCCTCTCTTCCTCCTCGCTACTTCGATAAACTCCTAGAAAAAGTCGATCCTACTCTCTTCGAAGAAATCAAAAAAAATCGAACAGCCGATCTTGACTATTACTCCGATCCAAACTCTACTGACAGCCGTCTCGCAACTCGCGAGAATGTAAAAACACTAACTGTTAAAAACTGCTTAAAAAGGACTATATGAAGATCTTTGCAATGCATGACCGCAAGGCTGGCTACTATCTGCAACCCTTCCCTGAAACCTCTACGATCGCCGCTCTGCGTGGTTTTGAAATCGCCGTTAATGACGCGAAATCTATCTTCTCCCGGTTCCCTGATGACTTCTCCCTTGTCGAGCTTGCCGAATTCAACCAGGAAACCGGTGAAATCTCTGCTTACACTCCCCAAGATCTCGGCACCGCCCGAACCGTCCTGAAAAAATCTCCGATCCAAGATCCTCTTCCGGGAATCCAACAATGAAATGGGTGACTCGTTTCCCGTGTTGGGCAACTAAACTCGTTGACGGGTCTCGTTGCTACTGCTTATCCTTTTCCGAATACCTTTCTAATTGGTCCTACTACCTTCGAGGCAAATAAACTTTATGGGATTCAGAGTAAATACTACTGGCCGAGTAAACCAAGCTCACTTCGCTAACGTCCCGGCCAACGTCGCCGCTCCTCGCTCCTCGTTCGATCGCTCTTTCTCCCATAAAACTACTATAAACGAAGGTTATCTATATCCCATCTTCTGGGAGCCTATCCTCCCAGGAGATACTGTTAACCTCTCAACCCAGGCCCTAATCCGCCTTGCTACCCCGATCTTCCCCTACATGGATAACGTGTATTTCGATAT